TTGCCGCCATAAACGCCAGGCTGTCTCGCGATGGCGATATGGCTTTCGAGAAGAGCCCAGTTGCAGTGAGGGCCAAGGTGCGGGTCGCCAAACCAGAGGATGCCGTAGGGCTTGTCCTCTCTCACCTTCAGCGGGAACCAAGTCCGCGCGTCAATGGCTTTCTGCTTTCGCTCGTGGGCTTTTCGGAAGCGCGTGAGTAACTCGTCTATCGGCTCCTCTTCATCGCCATGAACGAAGCCAGGGAGTTCTATGGCTTCATCCTTCTCCGCCTTAATACCAGCGCGCTCCGCTGCGCCAAGCCGCCCTTTCAATGTGGTGACGGGTATTCCAAGCGCTCTGGCAGCAGCGGCCCTGGAGCCATGCTCCGCGACCGCGCGCTGCATCGCGCGCAACTCCTCGTCGTCCGTGGGAATCCCCATGCGGGTCCGGTCCTTATGCTGTTGATCGGGAAGGTTTTTCCGCTAATCGGGCCAGAAACGGTCCGGAAAGTGGAAATCAGGGAAGCGCGATAGCCGGCTGCTCAGCCTGCTTAGGCGGCAAGCCAGTGACGGAAGGCTGCCCGTCATACGAAACACCGCCATCCTGCCCGACGATGGCTTGGACGCCTTGGCCGTCTGGTGAGCCGTCCATGGCCTGCTGAAGGGCGTTTGCCTGGCTGGTGGAATAGGGCAATTTGAAATAGCGCGGCTCGCCCTTGCCGTCGTCCAACAGAGCATAGATTGCCACGTCCACGTCGATGCGAGCACCGAGGACTGTGTAGTGTCCGGCCGGCGGGCTAGTGAGGCGCGGGGTGCCCGAGACTATTACCAATCCCGCTGAAACGGTAATAACTGACAGGGGCAGCGAGAGAGCCGCCACGCGCTTGCCGGCTAGCCACGCATAGAAACTCAAGAGAAGTGCGAGGCCGAGCCAGACGGATGCCAGGATGATCATTTCGACCCCCTGCACGACACCTCAATCGCAGCAATGATCGCTGGGAAAACTACCCAGAAAGCCAGCAGAAGCCATACGTCATTCATTGGGCATTCCTCAATGGCACGAAGACTTCGTTGACCGATCCCGGCACGACCTTGCCACCACGCAACTGGAACTGCGCGATTGTACGTTCGGCCCCCTGCTTAATGGTCAGGTCGCGCTCAAGGAGAAGATGGTAGCCCGTCTCGTCTCCAAGTCGGATTTCCGCGTGCACCATGACTTCCGGCTGGGTGATGGAATATCCGTGCGCGTTGAAAACCCAACGGCCATCAGGAAGGCCGCGGGCGAACTGGCATTCCATGCGCGGGCGAGAAATGGCGTCCTTGCCCAGGTCGTCGCGGACAAGATCCAAAATGTCGCCATTTTTGTTGGAGTATCCGACGTTTTTGGTCTGCCCCGGAGCGGCGCCCCACAAGTCCACATCGTTGCTGCCCTGCCATGAGATGCAGACCATGATATCGCCCGGTGGCTTGGTGCTTTCTTCGGTGGATTTCGCTTTGGGATTGACCTGGGTCAGAACAATCACGATGACAGCAGTCAGGATGAGCGTGACATTGGAATACATATCACGCATGCTGTTGAAGAGGCGCCACATCGGGCTATTCCTCAGTCAGCCAGCGAAGCAATCCGAGCCATTGGGCGCAGACGACGCCGACAAGCGATGCGCAGAATGCAACGCCGACGCCAGACAGCAAGCCAGTGCCGATGTGCATGAGGCCGTCTGGCGTGCTCATTGAGCCATCAGCGACGCCAGACAAAGCCAGGATGAAGCCCACGAGCGTGCCGATGAAACCGAGTCCGGTTAATTGCTTTTCGGCTTCTTCCAGGTGATCAGTCTTACCCCAGAACACGCGGGCTACGCACCAGACGAACACAGCCGAAATCAGATAGCTGATGTGGGAAACGTCATGCGTGAAAACGAAGCCAACATAACCAAGAAACCACGCCCACGCGAGGAAGCACAGACCGGCGAAATTGATGACTGCTAGGCGGATCATTGCGCGGCGACCTCCACCCTACAGCGTGGCAAGAGCAGGCTTGCTGGGAGCATCAACATCGTGTTCTGCTCATCGCCTTCGGCCGCCGATGGGACGCGGGCATTTTGCAGATAGTGCCGCAGCGGATTTGGCAGTTCCTCCAGCCAGGCGGCCCAGAGCTTGCGCGTTTCCCGCACAGCCCGCTTGGTGCGCATCACCTTGCCATTCTGCTGGGCGAATGGCTTATGGAAGCCGAAGATGGCGCCCTCGTCGGCACATGCCCGTATGGCATTGAAGGAGGTAAATAGAACGATGGTGCAGGACGATGCGCAAAGGCCATGGAAATGGATCTCTGCGCCAGACGCATTGAGCGCCTGATACTTGCGGTAATATTCCGCGACGTTGCCGCCGGGGTCGTCGGTGATGTGGACGACAGGAGCGGATTGCATTGGCTCGGTGGCTGCATGGGCTCGGATAGTCAGGCACACCAACACCACAGCGCTCATGGCGAGCGCGAGCAACAGAAGTCCAAACGCGACTAGGAAGCGCGGATTTTCGCCCACGGCGGTATTCCTTGTGCTGGAGGAAGGATTCAGTCCCGGTCTTTGCCCGTCAGCTTCGCGATGATCTGCACGAGCAACCAGGCACAACCTAAGATTGGGAGAAGCAGCGCGGCGGTTTGGGACACATCTGCGAGGCTTGGCATCCACCAGGGCGAGACGGCAGCGCCGGCAGCAATTACATTCGTCACTTTGTCCACCGTCATTGCTTCCGCCCCTGGTTCTCAAGGGCTTCTGCCGCCTTGATGAGTTTGTCGTCCTTGCGGATGCAGGCGCCGTGCGAGCGACGCATCTGGCCTACGAGGTTGTTCCATTCCTCCTGCGAGAGGTCGCGGTCAGGAATGTCGATGAGCCGGGCGCATGGCTGCTTCAACTCTGGCGAGATTTTTGCTGGCGTCGGCAGCAAGACAGAGTGTCGGTCGATCGTCATGCAACCGGTGAAGCCCGAACAGATGAGAAAGGCCGACAGGAGCGCGAGCTTCTTCATCGCTATCTCCCGATCCGGTTGAGAGCACGCCCGACATTGCGCGGCAGGCATATGGTTTTCTTGGTCGGGGAAGCGTCTTGCGCCTTCTTCAGATCGGCGTCGGCTTGCTCGTCCTTGCGCTTCTGAGCGTCAAGCTGGAGCTCTGCCGTCAATCTGTCGATTTCGGCCTGTGTCGCCTTCTTGTCGGCGGCCTGCTGGGCTAGATCCTTGTCGCGCTGCTTTTCCCAGGCGAGGCGTTCATGGGATGCGCCGGCAGAGTACCCCTCGTTGTATTTGTGGTGGCCGTAGCCCCACAGGGCACCGCCAGCCAGCGCGGCAATGACAGTGTAGGCGATGACAGCAGAGAACAGCGAGGACAGGCCTGTTGCCCGCCCTACCCAGAGGATGAGAGCAGTCATGTCAGCCACCAGATGAGAAAGCCGGCCACAATCGCCAGCGACACGGAGCCAACAGCGATGAGCGTCCACTTGATGATCGGGATGAGGAGTTGGTAGAGGCCGTTCATGAGAGGCCACGGAGGCAGAGAGCGCGCTCGCTCAGATTGACGGCATCACCCTTGACGCGGCGGACGAACAAGCCCTTGATGACGCGATTGTTGACGTAGACCCACTTGCTGAGTTCCATGCAGGCGCCGCGAACGTCGCCGGCCTTTACCTTGCGGATCAGCGTGGACTTGCAGGCCGCTCCGGTGCCGACATTGAAGGCCCAATCATTGATGGCGCGGTAGGTATCGTCGGGAACGTGCACCGGGTCGGCGAGCTCGGGAGCGCAGGCAAGCATCCGGCCTTCGTGTGCTAGGATATCCTTCTGGGTGAGCGCATCGCACTCAGCGTTGGTGTAGCGCTTGCCTGGAATGATGTCTGGCCCGGTGTGTCCGTCGCACACCGTCAGCACGCCTCCGACATCGCGATAGGCCACGTAACGTCGGCCTTCCCAATGTGAGGTGTAAGCAGTCGCGGCAGCAAGCAGCGCAGCACCAGCCGCGCCACCTGCCAGGTAGCGGCTCTTTGCCATTGAGTTTCCTCGTTGATTCAGCTATATTTTCTGGGTTGTCGGCGGCACGGAAGGACGTGCGGACAGAGGTGATCCCGCTCCTTGATTTTGGGTCAAGGCCGCTATGCGGTAAGCCGGTATCAAGCCCGGCCCGACAACCTCAATCGGAGGCTACATGCTGTCAGTTTTTATCGAAGAAAACCCACGTCTCGCGCTCACGGTCTTTGCCGCAGCCGCTGCCTTCATGGCCTTCCTGTTTCTCTGACACATCATTCCTTGTAGATCAGGTGCCCAACACCTGAAGCGACAGCGAACCCCAGCCCGAGCCCAGCATAGACAAGCGGCGGGATGGGAAGCGTCCCTTCGAACAAGGGCCATACGCTAGCCAGCGCATCGAGAACGACGAATACACCAGCAATCCAGGCGCAGTGAAAGCGCACCCGCTTGGCGATGGATTTGCGCTGGCCCATCAATCTCGCCCCACCAATGGTGCACAGTGTGAAGAACTATCATTTGACATGAAGCCCGCCCCGGATAGAGTTGGCCCAGGGGGTTGCTTGAAATGTCAATATTGACTGCCGACTATGTTTCCTGGATCAGGCTAACGCTTGGACAGGGGCAAGACCTGCCAAATGCCGATGCAAAGCGCTTACTCACCGCATACGAAGAGTTGGCACCCGGTCCACACCGAGACAAAATCCTTCGGGCAATGAGCAAAGACCCATCTGTTAGGAAGGGTGTTCCAGATAAGTAGAGGTCAGTTTCCAGCCATTAAGTAGAGGTCAGTTTCCAGCCATTATGATCCAGTTCGTACCATCGGACTGAAGGTCAGCCCATTTGCCGGCGGTTGCAGCCAATATGGCGGTGCCAGCCGTCGCGCTCGTCAGAGGGACGACGTTCGATGATGCGGAGACCACGGTAAATGCCTGGATCGTCTTGAGGCGGATTTTCCGCTTCGGGAATGTTGCCGCTGAAGGCAATGTTACCGTCAACGTCGAACCCTTGTTGCATACGACATTGTTTTCCGTCAGCCCCACCGTGAAGTCCGCTGTCTTGGTGACAACAGTCGGATTCAACGGAGAGGCATCGATATAATAATCTGCCGTTCCGGGGATATTGATTGTAGCCGCCCCGAGGTCGCCGTTGGTGGGCGCCCCCAAGATGAGCCCCTGCCAAAGCGTCATACGGTTGGCTTGGGTGTTGCCGACCGTCGTTTCCCACCTGAATCTGGAATTGAGATTCGCCGCCGCAACTGTGGGGATATCGACGTATAGCCTTGCAACAGTCCTCTTGGCCGCTGCGTCATCATTGATAGACCATATCAGCGCCGCCGCCGCGTCATTGTTGGCTGGCGACGCGGAATTCCTATAGAAGTCCAGCATATCAGCCACTGTTGCGCCGGCATCGGTGCTTTCCAGTCTTTGAAGCGCGGTGGTGCCAGTGGTGCGCCAACGTTCTAGCGACAATGTGCCTTCCACATTGTTCTGGACGAGATTGCCCGTGCCGCTATCGGTAACGGTGCATTGAGCCGTGCCGACCTGATGATAAATTTTATTGTAGAACGTGCTCGCCTGAAGCGTGATTGAGCCGCTTATGTATCCGAACTGCATGAAATTGTAGGATGACCACAAGATGGTATTGCCGCCGCCTGTATCAGCGTCGGCTGCCGCCACGAAAAACATATTGTTGTTGGTGTTTGCGTCACCAGACTTCCCGAGAACGATGTTATTCCAGTTGCTGAACGAGTTCTGGATGTGGACTTCGTTGACCTGGAAGGCCCCATCGGCCGCTCCATGACTTTCAGCGAGGAAGCCGACACCGCAATAACCAGCCTCCCCATGCCAGATCCAGTTGTCCTGGATGTGCTGGCCGGTGAAGACATTGTTTGATGCATTGGCATAGATACCAGCATAGGTGAAGGCGATGGTGAACGCGACGGAGATACGAGAAAACTGAACGTCGCGCAGCTCCACACCGATCGAACCTGATGTATTGATGCCGGTCGGGGCTACGCTATTACCATTGACCGCCCGCACCACACCTAGGTCAATGTCATATTGGGTGTTGCCACGGGAGGTGTGCAGCGACGAGCCGACTATGACAGCCGCGCCCGTCGTCGGAGTGTAGAAAATTTCTCCCTCGACCTTGAGTTTGACTGGAACATCGAGGCTGAGCGACGCACCGAACTTGTAACGGTAACCCGGGGGGGCCCAGACAAACCCGCATGGTCCTTCGGTGGTCGCGGTGCCAAGGAGTTTTGCCATCGCATAGGCGGCGGCAAACGCCGGCTGGTCATCGTTGGAATTGTCGCCGAGAGCGCCGAACCAGAGAACGTTGAGGATGCCCTGGTGGACGCGGACCCACGCGCCGGCCGTGGACGCAATGGCGTTGGCCTTAACGTAGACACCCTCTCGGGTATCGGCAGAAATTTGGGTGGAGAAATTGCCCGCAGTCCAGACGAAGACACCCTGCCGCCCGCTTTCGGTTAGATTGCACACCGTGTCTTTTGTCGTATCGAGCGCCTTCATCGCTGTGCGCGTTGGGGCATGAGTGGGGATTGCATCGTCCGTCAGCAGGGCCTTGAAGTTGTCCGACGTAGGAGTTGCCACGAATGTGTCGAAGCCGGCTGCGCGGGTGATCTCGGCCCAGGACGCAAGATTGGGCTGTAGCGTTTGCGCGAAAGTAATGCTGGTCGTGCCTATCGCGATATCGCCGGTCGTGGCAACCTGCCACAAGCCCGCATTGACCGCGCCGTCTGTGACTGTGACGACGGTCCCCTTCTTGACATCGCGATTGCCAGAAAAGTCTTTGGAGCGGGTCCAGACGCCAGTCGAAACTTTCCAGATGCCATTGTCCACACCGCTGGTCTGATCCTTTACCAGCACCCGGTCACCGGTCACGACCGACACGTCGTCAATGGTCTGCTCGCCGGACAGCGTAATGTTCGAGACGGTTGCCGCTTTGCAGGGGCCTTTGATTGCCACGCTCGAAGACAGGCCGTCCGTTCGGTCAATTTGAATGCTGGTCATTGAACCATCCATAGAAAAAGGCGGTCCCGGAGAACCGCCTTCGTTGCCTTGCTAATCCTTGCGATGCGTTGGTGCGACGTGCCGTTGTGCGCCGCGCCCGTCCACGCCGGACCCCACCTTGCTATGCCGCTGGGTGCTGAGCCCTACGCCGCTAGACTACGCCGTACCTTGCGTGAGCCTGCGTTGCCGTTCTTGGCTACGCTGCCTTCAGCATCCCCTCATCTTTCGCGATATCCCAGCGGGAGACCACGAAGCGACCGAAGGGGCCTTTTCGGGCCGGGCGAAAATCGCCAAGCCCGATCTTCTTCCCGGCATCGTCCACGACCGCGCGGACCAGAGCCGGTGAAAACATCGTGCTGTCCACATCGAGCGTGAACATAGCATTCCATGCATCGACGCGCGGGCGATGACACATGATCCTGCCGCCAGTCGAAGGAATGACCACCGACCGGCTATCGACTTCCCATTCGGTGATCATCTCGCCATCGGCGTTGACGAGGTTGCAGACCAGATCATCAACCATCAGACCAGCCGGGATGAGCGAGGTCTTCATGGTCGTGAGTTTCGACTTGCCGGCCTTGTGGAACGTTCCCGCCGCGATGATGCAGGCGAAGATGTTCGGGCCGGGGATGTAGAGGTTGCCAGCCTGATCGGCGTAGCGCTTGGCCTCTGCCTGTTCCCGTGGCGTTCCCTTGTCGCCCCGAAAGCTAACGGATGTTCCTCCAGAAACGGCAACCTCGGCCGCCTCGGTGAAGCGGTTCATGATCAGAGGGGTAAGGCCAGAAATGGTGACGTTGATCTTCAAGAGAAGTCTCCTTGGTTTGCTGCTGCTCGCGTGGCTTCGCGGCACCATACCTGGCCTGGCCTTTTCTCGGCCCAACCAGAGACAGCGCGGCTACACGTTTACAAAAGCAAACCTAGCGTATATCTTGGCACACTACAAGGACAAAATATACGCGGAGTTCATTATGATTGACCGGCCCGATGCCCTCGCATACGTTGCGGCCATGATCACCCCGGCCCAAATCCGCGCCGCGAGGGCGCTGATCGGCTGGAAACAGTCTGATTTAGCCTCCGCTTCTGGCGTTTCGGAAATCAGTATCAAGAACATCGAGCGCGGCGCGACCGATGCCCGCCTCAGCACCATGAGCGCCATCCAGACAGCGTTTACTTATGCCGGGGTTGTTTTCCTGGACCCAGGCGATACGCGCGATGGAGGGCATGGCGTTCGCCTCAAATAGCTTGCAACACGTGTCATTTTGGGGTTCAGTGCGACCAGATGTCGGGTCGCACGTGGCAGTTTATTACCTTTGCCGTCTCGCTAGGCTGCTGGTCATTGGCAGCTAACGCGCTGCTTGGGTCTCACGTGAACCCTATCGTTGTCTTCCTCTTGTGGGCGCTCGGTGCCGTTGCAATCCCCTATGGGATTATTCAAGGATCCACAAAAGGCCTTGGATATTTTCTCGCGGTTTGGCTTGTACCTTTAGCCATTGCTGGCGCCTTCGCCGCGCTGATAGCGTTGGATCACATGACCTACTGAAATGGCCTAAGCGGCTGCACCATATTTCTCTGTCCGTACTGCGAAAGCCGCTTCGACTCAGTCTTCCTGATAAAGCCGGGCGTCGCGACCTCTCTTAGGGAATTGAGGAACAGGTAGTCGAGAGCCGGGCGGACCCAGAAAAGGTTGACGTAGGGGGTATTCTGCGTCGCGTAGTTAATCCAGTCTGCAAGCTTGACCTGTTCATCCTCACTGATGCTCGCATCGCGGGCCTTGAGAATAAGGTTGACCAAGCCGGACCCGGCGCCAACGGTCGGGCCTAGGAGAGTTTCTAGCGGGCCATGCCCAAACCGATCGACCCGGCCAAACAGATAATCCCCATAAATGCCGGCAGCGCCACCCTGTACGAACGCCGCGCCCCATGTGGCGGGATCGGTCGGATCACGCGGAGGCCAGTAGCCCTTGGTCAAGTCCTTCATGGTCATGGCCGCATAGCCTGCCATCGTCAGACCGGCAATGAGTGTGCCGATGTGTGCGGCGCGCTCAAGATTTGCTCCGGGCCGAAACCCGAACGCGGCTCGCCCGATAACGCGCTGCGAGAATGCGATCGGGAAGCCCTTGAACTGCATGATGAAGCGGATACCCTCGCCCGCCAATGTCCCCGGCCGCGTGCCCCATGTGGTGGTTCTGCGGGACCGAGCATCCGTCTCGATCACACCATATGAAGTTTCGTCAGCAACGAAGCGACGCAGCGCCATTTCCAAGTCGTGCCGGGCGGCATTGGCGTCCTTGCCCAATCCTGCCACAGCCTCATCGGGAAGATTGCGCACCTGATCCGGCGTGATGTAGGACCGGCCGCCGATATCCCTGCCCTCGATCTTGCGGATGGCCTCCCATTTCGGCGCGTCAATTCCGTGAAGACCTAATACGTGACGATAGTTCGCCGGCAGATCGGCAAAGGCTGTCTTGGCCCTCATGCCCATTTCGGCAGAGATCATGCGGCCCGCAGAGGCCCTTTGGATATCAGTCCACCAGGACAGACCGTTCCAGCGGAAGAACGTTTCCTGCATCTGGGCAAGACGGCCCACCGGCCCATCGATAGCTGCGGCAGGAGAAACGATATGGCCGATAAGCCCATCAAGCCCCTCCCCGAGAAGATAGGAAATCTCTGCCTGCTCCCCCTTGGGCCTGCCATGCATGATTCCGTCAATCTGGGCCACGAAGCCACGGAAGAAACCAGAGCCACGAAACTGCGAGGCAAGCCCTGCTGTCACCGTATCCGACATCGAAGACCACAGCGCGGCGCCGAGCTTTGCCAGCGATTGAACGGCCCGGATATCGCCGCCGATCTTGGCCGCCGTGACATCGACAGGACGGGAGATCAGACCAGTTGAAATGTCGATGGCGTGGCGAAGCTGGCCTGCGTCCGTCGTCAGGCCCTTCATGCGCTTGGTCTTCTCGGCGGGCGAAAGCTTGGGATCGTCCTTGATCGACCGCTTCAGGCCATCCACCAGTGAGCCGAACATCACTTCCGGGTTAGGCCCGAGCGCTTCCATGTTTGCCGCGACTCGCGCAGCGGAGCGCAGATGCGCCACCATGCCGGATGCCGTGGTGCCATAACCGAACTCGTTACGATAGGCCAGTGCCGCCTCAGCGTCCTTGAAATGCAGCACGCGGGACTTGCCGAGCGATTTCGCCAGGTTGGCCGGATTCACGCGCTGGCCCATTTCCTTCGGCGTCGGCTTGTTCGGGAAGCCTGTCACCAATGTATCGTAGATGCCCGACAGAGCGTCCTCGATATCCTTGGCGGTAGCCGCTTCCGGGAAGGTGCGAACCAGATCCAGCTTTGAGAGAATGGAAGATATCCATGCTTCCTTGCCGGCCTGGATCATCTTCATGTCGTCATGCGTCTGTGCGCCGGCCCAGCCGTCCAGTTTGCCGATCGATGCCCCAAGCTTGTTCAGGTCTGTTCGGCTCATCTCGGCATAGGTGGCGAATGTCTTGGCGACGAGTTCGGCATCCTTGTTGCCGGTGATGCCGGGTTTACCGCCTTCCTTCAGTTCAGCCATCTCGCGCATGATGTCCGCGTCAAGCTGGGGATCGCGCAAGGCATGGATGAGATGGGGTGATTTGGCTTGCAGTTCTCCGAACAGGCTGCCGATGTAGCGCGCCTCGTATGCCATGTTCAGGGCGCCGACCGAGTTTCGGCCGCCCTCGATGCCTCTCTGCGTTCCCTCAAGAACGGCAAGGAGCGCCTTGCGCGGCGACATGCCTGCGTTGATGAAGCCGGTGACGGTCTTGTCGAGACGATCCCGAACGAGGATGTTCAAGGCCGCATGGCGACGTTGCATGGCGGCTGCTATCCGGGTGCGCTCCGCTTCCTTTTCAGCGAAGGATCGCAGCTTGTCGGCCATGCCGTCGATGTTGCCGGCAGCCTGGAGTGATTGCTTATATTCGGCCATGCGCTGGAAAGCGGCCTCGATATCCTCGCGGTTGAGCTTGCCACCAGAGGCAGCATTCGCAGCGCCGAAACAGGCATCGCCGATCTTGAGGCGGATTTTCATTCGGCTTCGCTCATGCTACAGTAATCCATGACCAATTCGTTGTCCTCGCTAGCAACCGAGATATACCGGTCGCACACCGCAGCCGTTGACGCTAAACTTGCTTCCCTGCTCTCAACCGGGGTTTCGAAGGAGCGCATCCGTCTCGAACAACACCCAGGACCAAAAATCATCGTTTGTGTGGATGAGGTTCCTGTTGCTGCTTTCTGCATTGATCTTATTGGTGCGGCGCCACTTTAGATCAAACACCCGGCCACGCTCTTGAGCGCTTCGGCATAGGCATCTGCGGTTTCGAAGTCGGCATGCGCTTGCGCAAGATTTTGCACGTCCTGTTCAGTCAGCCGGCCTTCATCTGCCAGTTGCGCGATTTCGGCTTCTTCCTTGAACGAGCCAGTGTTGGCGTCAATGCCGTATTGAGCGGCGAGCGCCTTGGTGTCTTCTGGCTTGGTGATGGATGCGGCGGCTTGCGTGATGCCATCTGGCGGCGGCTCTAGCCTTGGCTTCGTGGTATCAATAACCCGCGCATCAGAGGAGTTAAACGCCCCGGTGTTGAACTTTGATTTTATCTGACCGGGATCGAAGGCGACAAACTCATGTCCACCATCGGAGAACTTAAGGGCGATGCCATCGTGGCCGTGCTCTTTCGCGGCTTCCGTGAATGCATGCGCCCAAGCATCGTTGGGCGTGTTGCCGTCAGTTTCCTTGACCGGATCGAGTTCGATTCCCCACTGCTTGCTCTGGTCGCGGAGCTTCGTCCAGATGTCTCCCCCCTTGCCGGCCTCAAATTCGAGAGGGTTCTTGATTGAGAGATAAACCGGCATGACATTCGGGCCGGCATCCCGCGATATCTTCGACCGCTCCGCGTAGAAGCTTGCGATGTCGGGGCGCGCAGAGAAATACACGCCACGCCCAAGCTTGCCCGCGTCAGTCGATTCCGTGCCAAGTTCGGGCAACCGAAAGGCGTCAATGTTTGCGCCGGTTCCATGGTAGACAACCAGCGGAGTGCCATCGTTTGCGACGACCTTGCTGCCTGCGAACCAGTCCCTAAACTCTGGCGTCTCAACTGGGGGCACGTATGCGCGGCCAACATCGTTGGCAACCCGCTGCAAAGGCTCCGTCGCATTCGGCGACAGGTTGACATCCTCACCCCTGACAATCGCGTCGATGCCCTCGTTCAGGGCAATGCGGGCCTCCTGCGTAGTCTTGAGCGTCGAAAGGCGCTGTTCTGCCTCCGAGACACGCGCATCCATCCTGCGGCCAATGGCACCGGCTACAGTGCCGAATGCCGAGCCAATCAAGCCAGCCGTGGCAATCTGGGAAATCAACGCCTGCCACGACACATCGTCGCCGAGCGCGGCGCGCGCATCAGCGGTTCCGATCCCGAACAGTGCGGTGTTGGCCGCAGCATCCAGGCTGGCAGCTAGAGCCTCACCACCAATCTTGCCAAAGCGCCCGATGGCGGCAGCCTTGACGAGCGGCCCGCCGACCGGGACATAGTTGATCGGATCAAGTGCCTGGCCCGCCATGCCACCAAGGAAGGCAGCAAGTGGACGCTTCTGCGCATAGAATTCGCGCACCTTCTTGACATCATCCATCTCGGCAAGAGCGGCGGCGCGCGTCTCCGTCATGCCGGGATCGTAGGGGATATCCTTCCGAAACGACGGGGACTGCTTGTATTGATCCTCCGTGAGCGCTCCTGCCGCTTGGCGGCGCTGTTCAAGTTGGGTCGGCGTATCGCCCCAAGTACCCATGAGGGCGTCACGCATACCCACATCTGGCGGCACATAGACATCGCCGGTTCCGACGATAGCGTTGCCGTTCGCGTCAGTCCCTTCCTGAACCGGGGCCTCTTCCGGCAATGACCCACGGCGCAGAAGCGTGCCAAGGCCGAAACTTTCCAGCGCGCCGCCCTTGCCTTCCTCGAACAGCGTCGAGGTGAGGCTGAGCGGCTGGCTCATGGCCGAGTCCAGCAGGTCGAGTTTGGACAGTCCGCTATAGGTCGGGCCGGTCATCGAATAGACGCCGCTCACTGGCCCGTTTCCCTGCGGAGCTTGTTAAGCTGCTGCCGCGCCGTGTCGCTGGTGCCAAGATCGGTTACCGGGCCAGCCGGTGCCGGCGGCCGGTTGCCGGTGATCTTGAAGATGACAGGAGCGCCGCTCTCGTCCGAAACAGCCTTGTCCGTGTAGGGATCGATGAACACGTAGCCATCGCCCGAATTACGGAAGAAGCCATTCGCGATGATGTTGGGAATGTGGTTCGCGGCGGCGGCCTGGATGATCGCTTTCGAGCCGTCCGATGCGCTTGCGCCCGCCGGCACAGCCATGGCCTGTTTCAGCGCCGCTTCAACTTCCGGCAACTTGGACGACAATTCGGCGATGACAGCACCCTTGTCCTGACTGGACGGAACAAGGATCTGCATATGACCCTGGTTCACCACCTGAACGTCGCCATACAGGTCTTTCGACACGCCAGCGATGGCTTGGTCCATCGTTTCGCCGTTGCGAAGGCGAAGGTTGACGGCGTTGTTGATGAGTTTGGAATCCTGCTGCGCGCGCACGTAGTTCTCTGCCGTGCCGCTGCTCAACCCATAGTAGATGTCGCCGATCTGGCCCTGGTCCATGATCTGCTGCTGGACTGCCTGATCGATATCGCTGGTTTTGATATCGTTCGGGATTTTACCCGCCAGCTTCGAAGGATCGACCATCGCAGCCTGAAACAGGCGCTCGGCCGCAGCACTGTCGCCTCGAGACAGGGCTTCAAAGGCTCCCTGCGTAATGTCGGGAAGCCCCTGATCGACCATCTGGTTGAAGAGCAACTGCCGCTGATGGGGGTCTTTCGTCGCCATGACGATGCTCGCTACCGCGCCGATGCGGTTCGCTTGCGGCTGTGTTTCGTCCTTGAAGGCCTTGACGGCGTTGCCCGCAATGTCCTTGGGGAGCGGCTGGACATTCTTGATGCCAAGCTGCTCTTGCGCGATGATGGAGGCATTCACCGCATCCGTGTAATTGCCGGCCGCCTGTGCCTGCTTCCATTTTTCATCCACGGACGGGAAGACGTTGCGAGCAACGGTAGCCCCATCAGCCTCACGGGCCTTGATGGTTGCTTCCTGAGCGTTGACCAACGTCTCGTAGCGCTTGGCCTGGAGCGCCGCATCATCACCTGACGATGTGGGCTTGGCTGCGTTGACCATCTGCTGGATATCGCCCGCTGACATGGTGCGCATGTCATAGGCTTGCTTGCTGGTCTGCATCGAGGAAACGAAGGCATCGTAGCGCGATGCGCCTTCCTGCGGGCCGTAGGCGTCGAAGAACTGCTGTTGAGTAGGCGTGGTGCCCGTATACTGCCCGGTGGAGAGCATGGCGGCCGGGCCGTTGGTGGTGGCAACTTCGATATTGGCCCTGTTTTCTGCCGCGATCTGGTTGTTGCGGGTGTCAACCTCGTTGTCGATGACGTAGCGCTGCTCAGGAGACAGCGCCTTGTACCAGTCAGGGTTCTCGCCCGCGCCGGCCTGATGCATGGCCGTCGCCATCTTGGCATCAGCCCAATCCTTGACTTCTCCTGCCGTCTTGCCCGCGAGAATGGAACGATTGGCAGCGATAGCCTGCGGGCTGAAGATTGCGCTTACCGGGGTGTCGGCCGGCGCCTTGGCAAGCTTCTCCGCAACACCATAGCCGCTGAAATGCGCAAGGTAGACCTCGCCCGGAGACGGATCGCGGCCAAGGTCGCGCCTCAACCCTGCGATGTTGTCTGCCGTCAGTCGAGCGCCGGCATCGGCATTCGCTTCCGCGTCGAACTTGTTGCGCAGATGGTATTGGTTCGCCGTGCCATCCACGAATTGGAACAGCCCGCCAGCCGAAGATGTGCCCGATTGAGCGTTCGGGTTCATCCCGCTTTCGATCTGCGCGATGCCGAGCGCAATGCCTGGCGGAACGCCATGCCTTGTGGCAGCGGCGGCCACGATGCCAGCAACCGGGCCTTTCGGCTTTGAGATGATAGACGGGTCTTGATCGACCGCCAGCTTGCCGCGACTGAACTCGGCATCCTCGATATAGGTCTTGCGGCGCGCTTCTGCCTGGCTGGGGTCGAGCAAGCCAGACTGTTGCCCTTGCTGGATGGCTCCCGCAATGTCCGCCTTCGCCTTGGCCCTCACATCTGGAGGCGTGCTCGGATCGACATAGAGCCGGCGATTGGTCTCCAATGCGTTATCGAAGGCGGCCGTTTCAGCCTCACGCTGCATCGTGACGCCGTGATCGTTGATGCTGTCATTGACGCGCAGCGCGTCCGTGCCGGCGCTGAGAGACCAGCGCTCACGCATCTGCGGATCTCTGATCAGATTGGCGGCGTTCTTGACAACCTCGCTGGTCTGCGCGGGCGCCCGCTTGCTATAGGTCGAATAGTCGGGGTCATATCGGAAGTCGTTCTTAACTCCGATAAGTCCCTTTTCCTTTTCGGCTTCCGCGCGTGCAATATCGACTACGTTCTGCTGCTGGCGCCGCTCGGCTCCAATCTGCTCAAGAGACGCGCCAAGGCTGGCGATCCCGCGCCCAATGCCGCTTGTATCGATAGTCGCAATAGCACGACCGGAGCGGAGGTTTTCCGGGCCGCTCAAATCGATGGCGCTGGGGAGGCGAGCCATCAGCCGAACACACCCGACTTGGCTACGCCAGTAGCCATAGACCCGAAGCCGCCGAGGACAGACCCCAGAAGCGAGGCGTTGCCCGACATGCGCCTTGCCTTCGCGCTGTCCCTCAATCCTGCCGCGCGGGAGTAGCCGCCATACATGGCCGTATCGGCATTGTACTCAGCCGTGCCCGCAGTCTGGCCCATGAGTTTGACGATGGTCGGCGCATCGGTGCCGGCACCACCACCAGAGGCGGCGGCGAGAGCCTGGGCACGGGAATTGATGATGTCCCCTTCCTTGCGTTTCGCAATGGCGTCGCGCTGGGAAGCGGCAACTTCCTCGCGTGCCTTCATATCCATCTGCTGGGCTTCGAAGTCCGCCGACTGCTTTTCAGCAGCGCCGGCAGCAATCGTTCCAACACCGGAAATCAGAGCGCCTATAAGTTCAAGGCCTGACATCGGCAGTCCCCACCTGGCATCGATAAACCTCTTGCCCATCCTCGATGGCAAAGAACGTGAAGCCCGTTAGCTTCATCAGCCTTGAGGACGTGTCGAATTGCGGATCGCGAATCGTGTAGACCCATGTCTCGCCGAGCTGTGCGGCCTTCTTCAGCAGGCGCCTTGCCCATTGAAGGACGGGCCTTGCATATTCGCGCTTCTGCTCCAGCGTCGTGAACCAAAGCCAGCAGCGCTCGTTGCCCCATGCAAGGCCACCTGAGCCCACCAGGGCGTCATCATCGATCCCGACATAGGCAACGGCTGGCATGTCAATCACCACGTCCAGCGCCACCGCCACGCTATAGGGATCGACGTTGTGGATTGTCAGCATCTAGGCATTGGTCGTGATGGATATGACCATGGAGACCAAAGTCATCGTGTTGGGGCTGGCGCACTCGACACACACCCGACTGTCTGTCGTCCACTCGCCGGGGAAGACGAATGGTTCTTCATCATCGACATCGCTCAGAACGATAGCCGGAGCCGTAGTGCCACCCTTCAGTATCGGCGGCGGGAACAGCGGCCTTTCGGCATTGTCGAACTGCGAACCGTAGCGAACACCGGCCCTAACGAAGTCGGTCATGATCAGGCCAACCTCATCGACCTTCTTCTGCTGGAGCATGGCAGTTCCACCCGCCGCGCCATAGGCCAGCTTGGCGGACTTGTAGCGCGCGGTGTAGGGAAGGCCGGCAACCCAATTCGTCACCGCCGACCCGACCGTGATGTTGCCGCTGCCGTCCACGGTATAGGTGTTGGGGACCGTCACCCCATTGACGGTCGAGACGAGCGGGGCGCCATCGGCCCACACCACCACGCTCTCGCCGATCAGGTGTGTTCCAACGGCAATGGTTGCCGATGCCGGCGAATTCACACCCGACGCATGGGCATCCATCACCTTGCATGTGGTTGACGGCTTGACATCGCTGTCGAGCGCCATCTTCTCGATATAACGAACTGTCGAGCCGTTCACGGTGCGGTTGATGACGAAATACACCCTGTCCTGGGCGTCGTCGGGAAGGACCGCAACGCTCTCGAACTCGCCATCCGTTTCCATCGGAATGAAGGCCAGGACTTCCTCAAGCGGCTCATAAACGACGCAAACGCAGGAGCCATCGTTGTTAATGACCCATATACGAGTATCTGGCCTTCTTTGGACGGCAAGCGTCTTGATGCCGGCGGTGAACAGATCCGTCGCCAGCTTGCTCATCTGCGTGGCGTTGTAATCCGAACTCTGTCCGTCAAAGGAGAGCTCGAACAGCGCCCGGTTGGAGCGATCGACAAACAGGCCTCTCGTATCCACGCGGGCCGGATCGATTGAAGACGCCCCGGTTGAAGACGAATCCTTGATCGACAGGTTGGTGGGCGTCAGCGGCTCATCGAAGGAGGACGACTTGACGGTGGAAACCGCGCCTTCCGTCCCCACAAGAAGCCGCTGGAGGGCAAGGAGCCATTGCGTATCGTTCACGCCGCCTGTGGCTATGGAACGCGAGATAGGCCCGCTATCGCCCTCCGTGGTGTCGTCAAAGTCCTCGAAGCCATCGGAGACCGAGCCCCAGAGGCGATCAGAGCCAGACCACCACAAACGTCCTTCGGCAAAGGTCACGGCAGAGGGCCAAATCTGTTCCGCCGACCATTCGCACTCGCGCCAGTTGTCAGTTGCCTCCGTGCCGTGAAAGGGCGTCAGAATTTCGATATCGACAGAAGTCGGGCTGTTATAAGCGGTGACACGGCAGACACCGGAGCCGCCACCGCCATCATAGGATACAGTGATTGTCGCCGTCCCCGAGGTGTAAAGCCCTGGTGGAAAGCCGAGCTTGTACCAGACCAAGGCATTGTCGTCGCCGTCCTGATTTGCCGTTGATCCGACATTGGTTGTGATATCGGTCGAACTGGTCGAACTGGACAGCCGAAAATCCCTGAACCCTTGATCGGCCCCATCGAAAGAGCGCTGCCATCGCAATGTCCCAGCCCAAGTCCCGGAGACCGTATAGAACCAATTGCGGTCATTGTAATCAGAGCTGTTGTTGACTCCAGTTACCCTGAAGGCGTCGGTGAATTGGCTCTCCCCCGCTAACTGCGTCGAGCAAGCAAACCCCTCATGGAAAAGCGAAAACAGCGTGCCGACATGATCGGCGGTGAAGAATGGCGCCGAAGATGTCAGGGTGCCGTTGCCCTCCGTGGCGCTCGGGGTGAGCTTGACTGCCCTGGTCCTGTCGAGCGTGAAGGGACCGTTATCCGGTTGATAATTGACGACTGACCATGAGCGGGTCGAACGCCTCTCGATGCGTTGCGGTCGGTAGCCATCGCAGGCGACGAACACCACATCCGCCGATTGAGCAAACCTCATCTTCCACAGATCAGCCTCGATCCAGGCTGTGGGCAGCGTCATGACGCCGGCCGCTTCCAGGGTGACGCTATCGACGCGCTTCAACTGCTCCAGTTCGGATTGGAACAGCAGATAGAACGATGCTCCTGTGGGCGTGAAGGCAAGGGAATGCGTGCCCGTCCGCAGGATCGTTTCGTTGATGTATTCGTCGCCGCCCGATGTCGAGCCGACACGAAGTGTTACCGGGCCGCGCTCCACCACAATGCGCAGCGCATGTTCTGTTCCGATTTCATTGACGGTGACGGTTTGCGAGGCGGAAGCCTTGGACCCACGGGCAAGAGCCGTGAGGTTGAGAAACCCACCGGAGACGGCACTGGTAGCGCCTGAAGTGGCGGTGAGCGTCCAGCCGGTGCCGGACGAGAAATCACCATTGGTGATGGCTGCCGTAACGGTCGGCCGCGTAACCAGCACGTCATCAACCTTGACCCGCAGGAGTTGGTTGGTGAATTCCATCAGCGCGGCGTCGGTAGCCCCGAATACGAACTCCTTCAGCCGACAGATAGCGTTCGTGTAGGTGGTGGAGATGTACTGGAACCCAGGCCGCATGAAGGCTGGGCCGCTGGTGAGCGGAAGGAGATTGGTCTGGATTTCGGCGGCAAGGCGCATGCGCTCCAGATCGACGCGGGCAAGGTGCTTCTTGTCCTGGACGCCGACATTGAACGCCTGAAGGAACGTGTTTACGCGCGGCATTCAGAGGCCCCTGCGCGTGCCGTTCAGGGTCGAGCCATAGCGAAGGCGCGACCGCACCAGTCTGCCCGCAGGCGACCGCGCCACGCGCTCGTCGACGGCATCAAGCGTCTTGGCTTCCGTCAGGAGCGTCTTGGAGAGATTGAACAGGTCGGTGCGGGTGCCCTTGTCGGATGACAGGGGGAGTGCGCATTGGAACGCCAGATAGGCCGCGAAAGCATCCGCGAAGGGCTGGCGCCACGCTCCAATGTTCCAGCCATACTCGTCATCGTTCGAGACATAGCGGATGTAAAGCGTGTCATTGTCCGCATACCAATAGTTGGCCTCGTCGGCGAAATCCTCAAAGCCAACCTGGAACGTCGGATCGGTCGAGATTGAGACGGTGCGAACCCAATCGGTAGGCTTCGAGAATGCATACTGATAGCCGAACAGGGCCTCCACATCCTCGTCCTTCTGGAATTCAGAGGAACGGATGGCGAAGTTCCACAGGCCCTTGGCGAGCATGTATTCGCCAGCTTCCTGCCAGACATCATCCAGCGCATAGCGGGCAGCGCTCGATTCCGTGAGGCTTGCCACGCCCGCCGCATTGCCGAGATAGCGGAGCGCGGATTTGTAGATGCTGAGCTTGGAGGCCATGGGATATCCCTACGCCGCGAGGCCTGAGGCCTTCTGGGCATGTACAACTGCGGCCGCAATCGCTTCTGCCCGCGTCTTGTGGTCCTTGCTCACCACCAGATGAGGGTCATTCGTCATGGCCCGCCACTTGTGGGCCGGCGCGAAATTGACGGTGTAGCCTTCGGGAGGCTGAGGAGCATCTTCCGACAGGTTGCTCGGCTGCTCGATGACCGGCTGCTTGACGGCGACTTTCGTCAGATCGATCGCATGGAGAAGAGCCGTCTTGACCCATCCGGTGCCGCGCTCGACAACAAGCAGATGCAGCCGCCAGGAGCGGTCTTCCGGCGTTACGATGACCTCATCATCGACGGTGACCTTGGCAAAGATATTGGCCCAATTGCCGGGGATGGAAACCTCTTCCATCGTCATGGTGTTTGGAACGACCATGCGCCGAAGCGTGCGGGTGAAATCAGCGCTGTTGAGTGCCGTGTTGGCGGGGATCTTCATATGTGCCTCATTTGTTGGGAGCGGTTCGGGGGCCAGCACAAGGCCAGCCCCCACGACCGCAGCGGGAGGCGACGCCGCGACCGAAGCCGCGAAGTCGCGTATCAGGTGATCGCGGTCGGAGCCGCCACCGTGGCAGCCGCGCCGGAAACTGACGCAACCTGGTAGCGCTTGTACTTGGCGGTGCCGGTATTGATGGCATCGACAAGATCGCCGACGCGCATGCCCTTCGTCACGCCATCCGAGAACCAGGAGCCACCAACGATGGTGGCGTCCGAGTCCGCAGCGGAGTTGAAGTACATGAACACGCGCGGCATGGCGCCACCCACCGGGTTGATCACCATCGCGAGGTTGTCAGGAACATAAGCCATTGTCCGATCTCCTTACGAAGCAACGAACGCCGAGCCGTCGTGAGTCCACTTCACGATGCCGGTGTTCTGGAGGATCTTCGCCGCGTGGTAAATCGTGGCGCGAGACCAGGAAGTGTCCTGCTTCTCGTCGTAGCCGACAGCGACCGACTCCTCGCCGACGTTCACCGCGTAGCCAATGGCGTTGCGGTGGAACAGGTAGCAAAGCTCGGAGGCAGTGCCGAGGCCGGTGATGCGACTGGAAACCGTCCAGTTGATGCCGGCCCAACGGAAGAAACGACGCGACGCCTGACCGAACGGCTTCACATCCACGTAATCGCCATTGGCGAATTCCGTGGTCTGCTCCAGGTATGCCTCGAAAGCCGGCGAGATGATCGCGAACATGTTGTCCGCTTCCTCGATCGGAATGTCGGCATTGCCCAGAATGGCCTTGGCGCCCACGACCATCGACAGCGAAGCAGTCTGCGCCGTTGACGGGAAGTCCTGGGTAGCGTTGGCCAGTTCGGCGAGCATGGTGAGATCGATGTCGCGGTTGATGACCGCCATCGAATTCATCTGCATGATGCGCTTCTGGTCGCCCTGCGAGGCGAAGATGTTGAACCCGGTCAGTTCATACGGCGCGTGCTTTTCAACAAGCGTCGCAGTAACCTGCGAGTTCGTGGGGTTGCCATACGGAATCTGGCCGTTGGTCCCACGGGTGACGGCAGTATCGGTACCGGAGCCGGACACCAGGAACGTTGCCTGGTTGCCCTTTACCACCGATTCCTTGGTCGCCATGGCCTTGAGCTGGCTCACGCGCTGCTCAAAAGCCCCAACGAACTCCTGCCGATACTGGATCTGTTGGGCTTCAATACCCATGATCGTATCCTTTCAGTTGAGTTGAGGGTTTGGAGCCGCCGGCCGTGCAGGGTGGCCGAATGCGTTCCGGGGCCTTCGCAGGGGTGGCCGGTCTACGTTCGGGGCTTCACGTCATAGGCAGGTAGATTTGCCGGGTCGGGGCCGTTTCCGGGGTGGCCGAGCAGGCAATAAAAAGGCCCGCCGAAGCGAGCTTTCGTTCCCTGACAGTCCTGTCAGTGAATTCTCATTTCTTGCGCTTCATCTCCTTCTCAAGGAGCGCTGCGTATTCCTTGTCGAGACCCTTCTCATAGTACTCATCGGTACCAATGATTTTCTTGATCTCCTCCATTCGGGAGGCATGCTTGCGTTCACTGTCACTGGACGTGAAGGCAACGTCGCCGAAACGGTCGCGGCCCTGGTCCGCCGCCCAGGAGATGAACTCGGGGATGCTTCCAAGCAGGCGGCCATCAGGCGCGCGAAGGCCGGACCATTCCTTGCCGACGCCCGGAACGCTTTCCAGGAAACGGCTGGCCATCGTCATGTTGGCCTTGTACTCGCCATGCGCCCAATCCTTACGAAGCGCGTCTTCCGCATCTTCGGCCGCAACCTTGTCGGTCTCGATCTGCTTGGCTTGCGCAGCCTCCACCATATCGACGTACCATTCCGACGCGATTTCCACGACATCGGGCCGGGCGCCCTTCTTGTGGGCGAACTCGGTGAAACTGGAGAGGATTGGCTTGTCCTCGTCCACCATCTTTTTCTGTACGGCTTCTGGCAGCTTGTAGCCGGTCGGATCATCCGGGATGCCTTCGGCCTTGCGCCATTCTGCCATGGCCTTTTCGTCTTTCGGGTCAGGCTTGCTAGGCCGCTGCTGCCCCGACCGGATCGTAGCCTGCGCCTCGCGCAATGCCCGAGCAACACCCTTTGGCGAGCCATAGCGAGAGATGGCCTTGGCAACGTCCTCGTCGCCGGATGCCATTTCCTCGCGCCAGTTGTCGCCCCATGGGGACTTGGCTTCTGTCTTGCCAGCCTCGCTAGACGCCGTTTCGGTAGCGGCAGTCTTTCCTACGTCCGTGGTCTTCGCTGCCTCTGTCGTGGCCGCTGTGGTCGATTGCGTGGTGGTTTCGGCCGTAGTCTCAGCCGCAGTCGTTTCGGCGGCCTTCTCGACCGCTGCTGCCTCAGTCATTCTGTGCCTCTTGCCTCGTTTCGTTAAGCGCCGCGAACTCACCGAACAGCCTCAACGCTGCTGCGTCGTAAGCTGCCGATGCCTCACTCGCTGTGGCGAACGCCCCAAGATAATGGGAACGTCCTTCCGCCCTGATTTCAGCGCGGTACACTTGCCTGTCTGGTCTGTAATAGACGCCCTTGATGCCGAGCTTGTTGTGCTTGCAGGCCCCGCGATTGGCGCGGTTTTGGCTTATCGTACAAACTCTCAGATTGGACCGGCAGTTGTGCAGACTGTCACCGTCCCAATGATCCACCTCCGGCTTATCCTCCACCAACCCAAGGATGAGGCGGTGCATGAGGATTCGGCCGTACTTCTTGGGGCCAATGCGGTAGTAAGCGCTGGCGTAGATTCGGCCGGCTCCGCCTGACGATGCCTGCCAGTTACGATCGGCAACCAAGTGTAGGTCGGGAAGATCGACCTTGGCGAAATATCCCTGCGTGAGAGGGACCAGTGCAAACCCATCTCGGATTTCCGCTTGCCGCACCTTTTTGCGGAACAACGGCGGTGGTATGAGTGAAGTAGTCATCGTGATCTCCTTTCAGATCGGATGATTAGAGGGCGCATCTCGTTCGCAGCGATTTGCGTCCTCGTTATTTTCTAGCAGAAGTCCTTTGTTTTTGCACGGTTTTTTCGACAGCTTTCAATGTTTCTTCGCGCAACATCTTGACGATCTGGGCACCGACGAACCGCCTGCCTTCGGCAAAGGCCGTGGCATGGCTATCCTGCTTGCGGTAGCTCAGGTCGTAGTAATTGCTGGCCTGGTTGATGATCCAGTCCATGGCCGTCTGCTGCTGGCCTTCATTGGCCTTGCCGGCGATGCATGCGCGCACCGCCATGAGAACGTCCTTGTCGTATGGAGCGGGAGCGTGGGCTTCCATTACAGGCCCAGCACCCTGGCTATTGCAGCGGCGAGGCTGGCAGACAGAGAGTGTCTTGCTATGTGCAAATCACGGTACTCTATAGGCCGCACGGGGAATTGCTTCAG